GTATGGGACGGGACTCTCCTTTGTGAGAACAACCGCGTTCCCGCCAGCGCAACCGCTCCCGCGAGTGGTGCCTTGGTCCGTCGTGCAATCCTGTGCGGTGCTCAGTCCGCCATGTGCGTCTACGGTCGCATCGGTGGATCTGCCGATCGCTACAGGTGGGTCGAAAAGCTGTTCGACTTCGACAGAGAGATGGGAGTTGCTGGCGGCTTCGTGGCTGGCATCAAGAAGTCTCAGTTCGAGGATGAGAACGGCGGCGGTTCCAAGCTCGACTTTGGGACTGTTGTCATCTCGACCGTTACGTCTGCGTAGCTCGCTATCCTTCCGGCGAGTTCCCAGAAGGGGTGGCGGGGTTGCATCTCGGCCTCGTCACCCCACTTTTCAGCTGGACCCGGGGTCCTACTAGGAGAAGTAGATGGACTGGCAAACTTCGATTCAGCTTCTCCTCAACGAGCTCGGAAAGGGACATCCTGACGATATTACCCAGGCGAAGATCTCAACCATCAAGGCGATGGAGTTCCTCCGGCACTCCGAGTTCGAGTTCAATCAGGAGACTCACAACTGGACGATGGTCCAGGGGCAGCAGGCGTATGCCGCTACAGGAGACTTCGGGGATCAACCCCTAACCGTTCTTTCTTCAAACCTCCTGCGACCGAAGGTTATTCAGATCAAATCTGGAAGTACCTGGTATGCGCCGCTCAATCAGAAGGATCACTCGATTATCAGAGAGTGGACCTACGTTGACGACACCGGATATGGGTCTCCCGCGTTCTACTCCTGGTGGGATCGGCAGGTACACGTATACCCGCTGCCCAATACCGGGTTCACGTCACGTATCGACTATGTGAAAGATCTGAACCGTCCCCGCTTTCGATGGGATGGCTCGCAGTTTCTGTTCGAGGAGCAGGCTACAGCCGCCCCTTATGCTTGGTCCACGATTTCGGACACCTATACCAACGGGTGGCTGAGTAGCGCCGAGTCACTCGTTCGCGCCTGGGCGAAGTGGGATCTGTATCTCAACTTCTACAAAAACGAGGAGAGGGCTCAGGAGTCTAGAGAGGTGTTCTTCGCCGAGAAGGACCGGATCCGCTCCGAGTCCGTGAACTTCTCATTGGGTGACATTCGACAGGAGGCCACCGTTCTGTGAGTGAGCGCAGGGTTCACTTCATCCCGTTCTCTTCCTTCGCCCCGGACTCTCCCGAGTTCGCTCAGGGTCATCTGGAGGAGATAGCGAATGCTCTGCCTGTGTACGGCAGCCATCGCCCGACATTGAAGCTAGCTGATATCTCTGAGATCGATAGCGAGGATCATGTCAACGGAGTTCATGTTCACCGAACGACAGAAGACCAAACTAAGGAATTCTCTCAGCCTGATACCACCGTCACGATCAGCACCAACGAGTTCGAGGTCAGCCCTGACACCAAGACGGCTCACGAAGTTCTCAGGGGGCTTGCTCCAGTTGATACCGAATACGTCATCACCTACCCGGATGGCACGGCGAACCTCTTCGACGTGGATCTCGAATCAGGTACTAAGGATTGGAACGGCGCGTCCGGTGATCTTGTTTTCAGCGTTCGCATTCGGATTCACACTGGTGGGACCGGCGCTTATACGGTACGTCTTCGAGCCGGTCACAGAAGCCCGAGTACGGAGATTGTCAGCCAGGTGCTCAAGACGGGGACTCTCCAGGTAGACGGAAACAACACCTGGACGACGTACACGCACACCTCTGCCCTGACTCTCTGGCCGTCTACCGTAGAAGGCCCGTCGCCGACCAAGGACATCTACGCCCAGATTGAGATCACCTGCGTGGAGCAGGCAGCTCAGCAGATTGTGGGTACCTCGACGCCGACAGAGGGCGACTACGTTCCTACTGGAGAGGCAACGATTCACGAAGCGCTGGACAAGAGGAATTCTCCCTGGACGGAGGTTGACGCGAAGCTGGCAACCTCTCCGTCTATGGCGAATACGGAGAAGAAGGTCTTCATAATGAAGCTGGATACTCCCGTGGCTGCCCCGAAGGCGGGTCACGAGATCCATGTTCGCTACAAGGCCGAGAACACGTCCCAGCGCTTGAACATCCGCTTACTCGAAGATGATCTTGCCGGTGGGTACAACCAGATCAAGGATTCCGGGAACATCACTCCACCTGGAACCACAGCTACCGATCACGCCCTGGCTCTCACCGTGGCGGATGTAGCTCTGATTTCCGATATCACCAAGCTCTACCTAGAGATCGGCTTCACTGGCGGCGGCGCCGGATCTGGGTCTACGAACTACGTACCGACCAGTCATGAATTCTCGCGTCAGTTCACCAAGTTTGGATCCGGTACGGACCACGGAGTTGTCGGAGATAACAGCGACAGCACCGGCTGGGAATCTTCGAACGACGTAATCGATTACGGGGATGTACTCGACGAGGTGAAGTTCAAGTTCACGAACGTATTGACTCCGGGAGATGCAACAGGAACGCACACCGTGACCGTAAGGGTCGCCGCCACTGATCCGAACGACATTATTCGCTACGAGCTTCGGGATGGAGATACGGGTACGACGGTGGCGAAGGACTCGCACACCTTGACCAGCGCGTCATTCTCGAATGTTTCCTTCAACCTGACAGCCGCAGAGAAGGCGAAGATCACCAATTACCAGAACCTCGACGTCCATTTCATTCGGAAAACTGGAAGTAAGGCTGCGTCCACTACCAGGCTTGCCGAGGTGGATCTGGACTTCCCCGTTGGTGGAACTACGGGAATTATCTACTCGGCGGCTTACAGGCCAGTTATCTCCACAACGATCGACACGTCATGGGTTCACCTCTCTGCAGAGCTGTCGACCAACTTCATCCCCGGCGACACGATCAAGGTCTACGCTGGTACGAAGGAGGAGCTGTTCGAGCTCGTCGCGGATGATTTCCCATGGGACAACGTATCTAAATCCGGTGGTCCCTATGCTGGAGCGGACGAGTCTAAGTCGTGGAGCTTTGCCACCTGGGGCGACAAGATCATCGCCACCAACTTTGCGGATCCGGTCCAGGTTAAGAACATCGGGGATACGGCGTTTCGCGATCTGTTCGGCTTCGACAATGCGGGTAGCGCGATTACTGACTATGCGGCGGATGGCTTCGAGAAGCCCAGAGGTAAGTATGTCGCCACTATCAATGCGTTTCTGTGCATGGCGAACATCGACGATGCCTCGTATACCGATGGCCGCTCCTACTCGCTGTGGTGCTCAGCGATCGGAGATCCGACGAGGATTCACCCGGCAAGCTTCGAGAAGCAGTCGTCGATCTTTCAGATCGTAGCTACGCCTGGTGAGATAACCGGTCTGGTAGGTGGCGAGTACGGTCTCCTCCTCAAGGAGAACAGCGTCTACCGTATGGACTACGTTGGAGTCCCAGGTCCGCTGTTCAACTTCACGCAGATCAGTTCTATGCAGGGGACTCCGTTCCCGAGATCCGTTGTCCAGGTGGAGCATGACGTCTACTTTTGGGGTAGTGGGGACATCTTCGTAATTCGTGGTGGTCGGTCCGCTCCTGCTCCGCTTGGTCGGGGTCAGGTGGACAAGCTCCTGTTCGACGCTATGTTCGAAGACCTGGCGCTTACGAATAACACGAGTTCCGACTCAAGAGTGAACGATTCCAAGGTTGTCGGTTCCTATGATCCCTACTCCGGTCTCTTGATCTGGAGCTACCGTTCCAATTCAGGCGGTGAGTACCTAAACGACATGCTCGTCGTCTACAACCCGTCCGAGGACCGCTTCTCTCTTCTCCCTGGGGATCAGATCGTCACTCCCTCGACGACGGTAATGCCGAGCGTTACAGACATCTTTACGGGCACCTTCAAGAATCAGGGGATCGTCTCTCTCGGCAACAGGCTCAGCGGGCAAGATCATCTGATGCGTTCGACCTTTCTGTTTGAGCGTAGTGGTACGAAGGACAAGCTTCAGCAGCTCTCGAGTAACGCAACCTACGAGACGTTCTGGAGGACCGGCACGATCACGGCGAACGAGTTCCCGGGCATCAAGCCTGGACAGGACCTGACCATCCACGAGGTGCGCCCCATCTACGTGATCGAAGAGGGCGCCCAGGATCCCAACTTCCTGGTGTGGATCCAGGGTGGAGAAAAGCCGCCCGTTTCGATTCTGTCCAAGACACGCCAGGTTGACAGCGACGACAAGAATCGTAGCGGCTGGATCTCCACGGGTAACCAGGACGCAGCCGAGTTCTGGAAGTTCGCCGTTCTCGCTTCGGAGTCAACGACTCCTGCCATCCGGGAGTTTCATGGCCTCCAGGTCCGCTTCTCGGTAGCTGGGGTGCGCAACTGATGCCATTCCGCCAGCAACCGGGGATCCTGGACGAAGCTGTGGTGAGGACGTTCGAGAACGTCAGGGAGGTTCTCGGCGTCCACGAGATCATGCGCTTCGCATCTACTGAGATGACGGAGGACGCATCCGACTTCTACCGCGACGTGATGAAGACAGTTCCTTCATCATGGAAGCAGGCTGGACAGGCCAGGGTGGACGTCTGGCTATCGAACAACGCCCTGACATTTGATCTTCACCTGATCGGGTGGGCAAATGGAGCCGCGGTCCCTGTGGAGATCGCCAGCGCTCTCGCGGAGCTCACGGCGTCGAATACGAACCTCAAGAAGCACTCGATTGAGTTCACTCCGGTCAACCTTTCGACCTATGATCTCGTTGGCGTGAGAATCGACAATACGAGTCTCGGGACGAGCGCAGAGTTCCGCCTGTGGTCAGGAGAGGTAGAATTCAGAACTCGTGGATACAACCCCGACTTTGAGGTGTGATCGTTTGCGAGTCAGATCTCTCAATCACCAACAGAAGGTTCAGGAGGCGTAATGGCACCTTGGAGTCTAATTATCCCCGCAGCTGGAGCTGCTCTCGGAGCGTTGAGTGGTAGTAGGGGATCCAGTCAGGGATCCAATCAGCGGACGGACCAGACGACTACCAGGACTCCCCCGTCGGCCCTTGGTGGGTTTAATAGACTCGAGCAGGGTCTCGGCTACCTGGATAGCGTATACAACCCAAGTGGCGGTGGTCCTGGCGCCTACGTTCCGTTCCAGAACAACCCGTTCTATCAACCCGATGTCTTCTCCGGGATCCTTGGTCGCTCCAGTGGTGGCCCCAGAGACTATTCCTTTGGCGATATGTCCTATCGGCCAGGGACGACAGAGGCGGACCCGGGGTCCAGCACGCAGGACATGGGCATGCAGATGCTCGTGGAGTGGTTACGTGAACAGCTGGGCGGTAACGTGTACCAGACTGGCATGGGAGTAACGCCCGGGATCGGACCCCGGTATTCATAGGAGTAATGTCATGACCTTGAGACTCGATTGGGGAAACCCACTGAACAGATCTGCCACCTCTGGAAACTGGGACTTCAGCCAAGTCCCCGTCGACATAAGAAAAGGTGCCCGCAAGAGGTATCGAGCCCAGTATGGAAGTCCGAGTGATCCAACCCCTCGCCCGGGTGGTAGTAGGGACTTGAGTCATATCCCAGCTGGCGATGAACGAAGGGCTGCCCGAAGGGGTCTCCGAGCCCAGGAGGCCAGGGGTCGGTACGGCTCCCCCCAGGGTGCCGGTAGGTCTGGTCCCGGCGTTGGTGGCCGAGTGGGCCATGTTGCCAGAACTCCTCCCCCTCGAGTCCCAGACCCATTCTCTCCTGGCGATTCAATGGGCTACGACCCGGATCCCAGTGGTCCAGGCGGTCTTCGGATTGGTCAAGGCAACCGAGGTGGTCGCGGCGATTCAATGGGCTACGACCCGGATCCCAGTGGTCCAGGCGGTCTTCGGATTGGTCAAGGCAACCGAGGTGGTCGCGGAATGCCCGTCGGTGCTCCCGGACCGCCTCCTATCCAAGATTGGGCATATTTTCCGCCGCCTCCTCAGCAGCCTATAGAGAATCAGATGGGTACATGGAACCCCTCGAATCCTATTCCGATGCCGATCAGTAGCATGCCCGTCGGTGCTCCCGGACCGCCTCCTCAGCAGCCTATAGAGAATCAGATGGGTAGATGGATCAGTAGCGGTCCCCTCGGGCCTCTCCCTGGTGGAGGTTGGGGGCCGACCGGACCGCCGACTCGGCAGCCTATAGAGAATCAGATGGGTAGATGGAACCCGTCGAATCCAATCCCGATGCCGATGCCTCCCGCCCTGATGAGGGGTGGCATGATGCCTCATCAGCTCATGAGGGCTCTCGGATGACTTCGCTGGCGCGGCTACCCGGATGGGGGACGGGTACCGGCAGTGCGCCTGTACGTACCAGCGTTCCTGCTCCGCCGCCCACTCCGGATCCCTTTGGCGCACCTTATATAGAGGCTGCGAATGGTGGATCTCCTGGCGGGGCGATCCCGGGAGGAGGTACCCTCCCGACTCCTTCGATTCCGAGAGGCGGCAGTGGAGGAGGCTGGCAAAACTTCCTGGGTGGTCTTCAAGGGATTAACGCTACTCCCACTGACTACGAGCAGCAGGTCCTCGATAACTACTGGCTGGATCTGGAGAACAACCCCTGGGCGCAGCAGTATGCGGGAGCGTTAACCCAGGAGCATGACGAGAGTCTCGGTCGCAATCTGTCCATGATGGCTTCTCCGTTCGCTGGTGCCGGCGGAACGATGGGGATGTCGGGTATCAATGCGGCTACTCGTATGAACGCGATGGACGACTCCAGGGAGAATCTCTCCAACTCCCTCTCAGGGTTCTACGAAGGCCTATTCCAGGGCGAGCGTGGACGTCAGCAGCAGACTTCTGGCGATATCTCTGGTCGCACACAGGGGCTCTACGGTGCGGGCGCATCTGCGTATTCCGCAGATCAGCAGCGCGCCGCCTCTGCGTATTCATCGAAGGTCCAAGCCGGTGCAATGATCCAGGCGGCACAGATGGCACAGGCCCTTGGCTACGATCAGCTCGCCGCCGACATGATGTTCAGGGCTGAGGAGTTCCAGATGGAAGCGGCGCGAATGGCGCGCCAGGCCCCGCTGGACTACCTGAGCGGATTGGTACCCACGATGTCACCGTGGACCACCTCCAGAACTTGGGGGACGGGCTCGACGGATCAGAATGCTGGTGGTGGCTGGCTAGGTGCTGCGCTAGGTGGCTTTGGGGGCGGTTTGTACGGTCGAGGAGCCTACGACGCATTCCGACCAGGCGGTCGTTGAACAGGAGGGCGATAGATATGCCTTCACAACGCGAGGATCCCGGGTTCAGTGAGCGCCTTCTTGCGCAGATTAAGGAGGATGAGGGGTTTCGCGACACCTGGTACCAAGACCCAGGTGGGGTCCTGACTATTGGTCATGGTCATTCAGGCGATTGGCCGAAGGATACGATAACGAGGAAAGAGGCTGATCAGCTCGCCCGTGAAGACATTAGAGCGGCTTACGCAGCTGTGGATCGCCTAGTCCAGATCCCTGATCACGATCTAACTCCGCATCAACGAGACGCTCTCGCGTCCCTTGTCTTTAACGTTGGCGAAACGAAATTCCGCAAATCCAAGCAGCTCAAAGCACTCAATCGTGGTGATATTACCGAAGCGATCAGTCAGTGGTCCTCACGCGAGAAGGGGTGGGTAAAAGCGTGGGATGAAGAAAAGGGAAAGTATGTTGAGCTTCCGGGGCTAGTCACACGACGTAAAGGGGAGTCGGACCTGTTCCTGCGTGGGTATCCAGATGATCCCATACAAGAGTTTGAGTATCCAGGGTTTAGTCCCCTAGACCTGATGGCCCAGACCTCTGAAAGTCGGGGCGAGCTCCCCTTTTCTGATTCTGGAGACCTTGCTCCGGTAGCTGCGTCGCCGCCTATTGACCCGGCCCAGATGGCTAGGCAGTCGGGCAGGCTTCCTGCGGATCCGCGATCGTTCGTGGCTTCGCCTTTTGACCCGGCTCAGATTCAAGGCCCTATGCCGGTTGAGGGAGCCACGCCACCTCCTCTTGAACAGATGGCCCCGCCACCGCCATTTGACCCGGCCCAGATCGCTATGCAGATGCCTGGGCAGGAGTGGACGGCTCCGCCTATGCCCGTTGACCCGGCTCCGGTAGCTCCGCCACCGGTAGCCCCGCCACCGCCATTTGACCCGGCCCAGATCGCTATGCAGATGCC